TAAAAATCTCTCGTCTGAGTTTAAAACATCTACATCTAACTCTGTAACTACAGTCTCATACTTTTCTTCCTTCCACGTCTTAGATGGTTTTGCTACACCCTTGACATACCTTATTGTCCTCCATTTATAATGAACTGTAGCGTGGTATATTTTCTTCTTCATCAGGCTTTCTTAGTGTTATACAAGTCATCCTTTAATTTATGATTAGTTACTTTTAAGGATGCGTTAGCTTTAATTAATTCCCTTATTAGTTTATCTTTTTCAGAGTCAAGTAGTAAGTGATCAATCTTAACCTCTTCTCTATCTTTCTTCATCTCATCAACTATTAAGTCAAGGTTTTTAATTAGTCTTAAATGATCCTTATCATAAGATAAACAATTCTTATGAAGCTTTTTATAATGAATTATAGTAGCGTGATGTTTACGCATTATCTTTCCTATAAGACTAAGTGTAAAGGGAAAGTGTTTATCAATTAATATTGATATAGCAGTATTAGCCTCTACTACATGTCTATCTCTTTTATCTACATCTGAAGGGAACACACCTTTTCTCTCATAAGCAAAACTAAACAAGTGTTTTATTATTTTTAAATCATCCTTATTTAAGTTTAAGTAATCAAGATGATATGTTGCCTTACTCATTGCCAATTCTGTATCTTTATTTCTTGTCATGTCTTTTTTATAATCTTGTTAATGAACCATAATATAAACACGCATCCCACTATGAAATTGCATGTAAATTCAAAATCCCACTCCATAACCTAGAAAGCTTCTGATGTTTCAGCACTTTGAATTGAGCTAAAATTATTACCATAGTCTGTGGGGTCACTAAACCTAGTGTACTCCTTCTCAAATTTAAGTGGTAAGACTCCAGTACCTATGTTTCTACCCTTTGCAAAGATAAGGTCTACTAAACCCTCTGTGTTATTGCCACTATCATCCTGCATTATACCATAGTATTCTGGTCGGTACACAAGCATAACAATATCTGATGCTTGCTCAATCTCACCACTCTCTCGAAGATCAGATAGCATAGGTCTGTTACCTCCACCCCTCTTCTCTACGTTTCTACTAAGTTGTGATAACGCTACGATTGTTATGTTCAACTCCTTCGCTATATTCTTAAGTTCACGAGCAACAAGGGCTACCTCTTGTTCCCTTGACGTACCACTACCCTTAACTAATTGAAGGTAATCCACTAAAACAAACTTAACACCCTTAGTTATGACGTACTGTCGTATCTTATTTAGTAGGTATCTAAGTGATGAGTCCTTACACTCATCTACGTACAGCTCAGCTCTCTCTAGTTTTCCTATAGCAGTATCAACCCTAGCTAACTCATCGTTCTGAAGTGTACCCTTCATTATGTATCTATTGTTCACTGAACTCTCTAGAGATACTAATCTCTGAAGCAGTTGTGTATCTCCCATCTCGTAAGAGAATACTGCAGAAGGTATACCTGCCTTAGAACAATTGTAACAGAATGCTAAACCTAACGATGTCTTACCCATAGATGAAGCACCACCGATAACTATAAAGTCAGTCTCTTGCCACCCACCAGTAAACTTATCTATTGATTGGAAACCTGTAGGTAGACCTACCATATCCTCTGAAGACATTCTCTTTTGTATGTCATCATGCAACACCTTAAGTTGTTTCTTAATGTCAGGTATATCACTACCCCTAACCTCAGATATAGGCTTAAGTTCTGACTCAACATAATCTAACACGTCAAATAAATCTTCATCCTTATTTAACTTATTGTTAGTTGTCTCTAGTAATTTCTTTAATCTTATCTTCTTCTCCTCTTGAGATAGGAAAAGTATCATGTGTTCTGTGTTATAGTGGCTGAAGTCTACTGAGTAACACTCAGCTATACGGTAGCCTGCCATAGAGTCCTTTACTAACGCGTTAAGGATAACTAAGTCAACCTTCTCTCCAGAGTCTAATCTGCTTGATACTACCCTATATATTTTTCTGTTGAGGACATCACTAAACATACCCTCAGAAATAAGGCTATGGTTGTCGTAGTATTCTCTAGGGTAACTCATAATACGACCAAGCAACCTCATTTCCATATCTTTATTATCTATCATCGCTTACGTATTTTGGTTGGATATATCTATTAACCTTCTTCTTATCATCCTCGCTAAGAACTATCTCACTCTCCCATCCTTTTTGGTTGATCCAAGTTCGAGGGTTCTTTCTGTATTTCTTATCAGGGGTTGAGTCTACATAACTCTTGACTCCATTGATAGCCTTACCCATATCCTCTAGGGTTAATCTCATAAATGAAATTCTACAATTCTTTTCATCCACTCTCTTGTCATACATAGCCCAAAACATATTGAACCCCTTAGACTTTCTCTCATCCTCGTTGTTCAACTCTTCCTTAGTAATGAACCTAGCATCCTTTACTCTAAGTAAGTTGTCGATATTATTAAATGTACTTTGTGATTCAAACTCGTTATTGTATATAGATTTATACACAACACCTTTAGAGTGAAATAGTATATACCTACCATCCATCTCTATAAAATCAACATTGTCTATATTGATTATGTCATTATCGGATACTCTTAGTCTCATAGCTTTGGTTTGGTTTAGGTAAAAAAGAGGGGCTTTTACACCCCTCTATAATCATAACTTAAAATGGTAAGTCATCTGCTTTTGATGCAGTAGCATTAGCTTCAGGCTTAAAGGTATCAACCTCTACATAGTGAGTCTTACCATACTTGTCAGCACCATCTCTTTTCTTAACCACTTTTAGTTTAACGTATTTGTCTCCGTTATACTCGAACATAAAGTCCTTAGCATCTGTACCTAATTTTGTTAGGTTTAATGAGAAGTTTACTAAGTCCCCATCGAACTTTTCTACTCCGTTTCCAATGTAAATTTTCTCTGTCTTGTTACTCATAGCGTTTTGCTTTAAATAAAATAATTAATAAGTGCCTCTCTTTCTGTTGTATCTAAATACCCTGCAATCTTTTTAAAGTGTTTTAATTTAAACTCCTCAGGACTGTCCAAGTATTTATATAGGGTAGGTCGGCTTAACCCTAATCTCTCTGAAAGGAATATGACAGTAATGCCTTTTTCCTTTAATATTTCTTTTAAACTCATAGTGTATCCGTTATTAAATGTTCTTCAACAACCTCTTCGTTATCTATAAAGAATCTTCTATAGGTGTCGAGAAGGTACTTGTACTCATCTCTACCCCTACTCATAAAATCTTCTCCAGCATAGAATATAGATACGTTATAAGGCATCTCTTTCTCTTGTGTTATGAATATGAAATCATCACACCCAAACCCATCTGAGTAGAATGCTGATTGTCTATCGTACCCATACTTTCTACAAGAGTTTGAGAACCCATGAAGGCTTCCATCAGCAGTAGTCTTAAGGTCTATCAGTGTAGTGCCATTACGATAATCTGCTTTACCTTTACAGAATATACCCGTATCATCATCTTGCCAAGCGTTAGCTATCTCTCTTTCTCCTTCTGATACTAATAAATCTCTAACCTCTTTATGAGAGAACAACACATCTTGCATACGCATTATCTTGTCGTACTCTTTCTGCAGGATTATAGTGGGAGTATCAGGATTATTAGCCTTAAACTCCTTATACCCTTTAGTAGTCCTTGTAGCTGAGTCAAACACCTTAACCTTATCGTTAAACTCGTTAGGCTCTAGCATAGCTACATGGTATGCCCTCCCAAATATCATAGGGAGAGTCTCCGTTCTCAAGTGGGGGTTATCCCTCATAAGCTTATAGGTACGAACATCTTTCTTTATTAACCCTAACTGCGAGTTCGTAACAAACTCGTAGTCAGAGTAATAGAAAGAGTCATCCTCTATCTTCTTTATAAAACTATCTAAACTCACTATGAAAGTGTATTAGCAACTTTTATAAACTTCCCTAGATTTTCTTCTTGAGACTTAGTAAGAGAATAACCACTCATCTTTTGCTGAACAACAGCACCCTTACCATCCTCTATAGCCTTAACCATAGCTTTGTATTGATCAGATGATAACTTAGGCTTAGATGTAGATTTCTTAGTAGGTACGTTACCTTTTACTGCACCATTACCATCATCATCGCCAGTAACTACACCTACAAAAGAAGCAAGTGCGTATCTTCTAGCGTAGGAGATAGCTGAACCTACACCATGAGCATCCTCTTTAGATGGGATGTACATAGTAGATGAGATAAACTCTCCACTTGAATGTGATAAGATTGTTGTTAGACCACCTACATCTGTAGGCATTTGAATAATTGATAGTTCGTTCTCAGATAGTAGCTTACGAACAGAGTCCCATACTGAACCTAAGTCAGCATAGTTTGATTTAAAGAAAGGGTTCTTTGAGTTTTCTTTAGCAGGTCTTAATTGAGCCTGTACTTTTGATAGGGCAAGGGTTAGGTTGCCAATTGTTTCGGACTTCTCCATAGTTTTGGTTGTTTTAAATTTAATTAACTTCTGATGCAAATATAGGAAACTTTTTTTACTCCTACAATAGTTTTTGTAAAAATATTTAACCTAATATTGATATTCACGACCTCTTCTCATATTATATTCTTTAGTGCTTCTCTTTTTGATTTCATGTACTTTACATAAGAAATCAATAGTTGTGTATTCTTTTTCCAGCAAGACTTTTAAATCACTAAGAGTAAGCTCATCTACTTTAGATATGATGGATATAATCTGAGGTTTGCATTCTCTAGGTTTAGGTTTGAATATCCTTTTACCCGATAAATCTTTTGATACTTGTTTTATATCATCTATTATAGGGTTCATGTATTTATTCTCAATCTTACGGAAGGTTGTATAAAGTGAACAAGCATTTTCAGTACCTCCATACCATGCTTGACTTAAATTTATTGAGGTTGGTTGGCTTTCCATTTGTTTATTTTTTTAAATTTAGTAGGGGGTTTGATCATTTTGTCTAACTCTACCTCTAACTCAGTAACTATTCTTCGTTTGTTTTCGTTCTCAAGTTTAAGTTGAGTCTCTAGTTCCTCTATTTTATTTTCAAGGGCTTCTATCCTTATTAGGTTGTACTCGTTATTGCTCATCGCTTTCTTTCTCTATGTTAATAATTACCCACTCGTGTGAGCCTTC